ACTTCGCTTGTCCATCGTAATGATGAAAATCCCATAGTAGATAGTCCTTTGAACATAGCCCATACTGGTCCGAATAAATTCTCAGCCTCACGCTGAAAACTAGCACCACTTCTAAACATACCAGTTATTGGAATCAAGTCACCGTGTGCTATCCTAGTAGAAATAGTCCCTCCTAGAACACCGTCCATCATACCATTCATTACGGCATCTGCTGCTGGTGCTCCAGCAATCTTGAATGGTAACATATTATCAAGTATCTTATAGGCTTCTAGTTCTACACTACCCATTGGAATATGAAGCCATTGTAAAAGCGTATCAATCAAGTCTAATAAGTCGTCAGCAAATGGGAATCCTTTAAATCCTGCTGCCAGAAGCATCATTGCTAAGTAAGATACACGAGCACCTGGACCCATAGACCAGAGCAACTGCACTGAAGTAAGTACGAACTGCTTGTACATGAATGGATACTGGAATAAATTACCACGGGCTATCTGAGGTCTGTTATACATATCGTAGTTGCCCTGTGTTTCATCTACAGCCTTGTTTGCCTCTCTTGAAGAAGCGACTCTCAGTTGCTGTTTACTCCAATTTGGATGTGCTGCTTCATATCTTTCATGGTATAAACGATATGTGGCTAATGCAGTAAGTCTACGATTGAACTGCTCAGTATATGTAAATGGGAACATCCACCCTCTAATAGCCAGTAGAGTTGTTTCTTTCTCTATCCCACCTCTTGCTGAACCTGCTAATTGATTTATCTGCGCGGGGGCAGTAACTCCTAGTTTTGCCTCGTGTAGTAAAAACTCAGCCTCGTCAATGTTAAGCCCATATTTATTAACCCAATTAGCATCTTTTCCTTCAGGCCAACTACTGACCATCTCTTCCAGAAATTTTGTTGAGCCGAAGCGAGCATTCTTAAGGTTACCTCCAGTTGATGACACCATTGCAATTACTTTAGCTGGAGAAAATTGTCCACCTATACCTCTATTCGGATTATAAGATGATAGATAAGGAACAGTATGCATAGGAATGGATGTAAGGTTAACTAGCGCTGTTGCAATATTTCCACCTAATTGACCTAGTACAGTAATCATCTTAAGTTTTGCACTTATCGCACCAGATAATAAGTCTTCAGTACTGGTTACAACATCATGCTGTTGCTCATACCACGCCACTAATCTACGACCATGGTCACGATAGCGTTCGCCTTTACCTAATAATTTAGCCTTATATTTTTTACCGCCAGCTTCCATGTGTAGTATTTCTGTTTTGTTACCTTGCTCATCAAGATGAGTATCACTTACTGCTTTACTGTGCCTATACATAAAAAGGTATCTCTCAAACTCGTGGCGACGTATTCTTTCTTGCTC